ACTCTACCAACTGGCGAGTGAAAAATATGGCGGCATTAAAAATAACACAGAAGCAGGAGCTATTTGCTCAAGCTGTCGCTAGTGGAATGACGCAGGCTGATGCTTACCGCTCTGCTTTCAATGTAAGGGCTGGAACTAAGCCAAGTTCAGTGCAAGTTAGTGCAAGTAAGCTTATGGCAGACCCTAATATCGTACAAAGGGTAAGCGAGTTACGCGCTCCAATCGCACAAAAGGCTCAGATAACGCTTGAATCGCATCTAGAGGCGCTTAAAGACCTCAGAGATAGAGCGGTGGATAGTGGGCAGTTAAGTGCTGCTATAAGTGCTGAAATCGCACGAGGCAAGGCAAGCGGAGTTCATGTCGAAAAGACTCAGAACGAGATTAGCGGCAAGTTAATCACGAAGATTGAGCGTGTCATCGTAGATAAATGAGTACATTGCGCATAGAAACGCCTAGGGTGTTTAAGCCACTACTCAACCCCTCACGATACAAAGGCGCATACGGTGGACGCGGCTCTGGTAAGTCTCACTTTTTCGCGGAGATGATTATTGAGCGATGCATCATCGAAAAGACTGATGTTGTATGCGTTCGTGAAGTTCAGAAGTCACTGAATCAATCTGTTAAAAAGTTATTAGAGTCGAAGATCGGGGCGCTTGGTGTTGGCCACTTGTTTGACATTCAGGCGACGAGGATAAATGCACCACATGGCGGCTTGATTATCTTCCAAGGTATGCAGGATCACACTGCGGACTCTATTAAGTCGCTGGAAGGTTTCGATATTGCATGGGTGGAAGAAGCGCAAAGTTTAAGCGCACGAAGTCTTGAGCTATTGAGGCCAACGATCCGCAAAGAAGGCTCTGAAATATGGTTCAGTTGGAACCCTAACAGCGCTAAAGACCCTGTAGATAGTTTATTGCGTGGGAAGTCTCCGCCGCCAGATTCTGCGGTGATTAAGGTTAACTATTCAGATAACCCGTATTTGCCAGAAGTGCTGCGGGTTGAGATGGAATACGACCGCAAGCGTGATGCAGATAAATACCTGCATGTGTGGCTTGGTGAGTATGCAAACAATAGCAATTCAAGAGTGTTCAAGAATTGGATTGTAGAAGAATTTGATTCGCCCAAAACTGCGGTATATCGGCTCGGTGCAGACTGGGGCTTTTCTGTTGACCCTAGTGTCTTAGTTAGATGCTGGATAGACGGAAAGCGGCTCTATGTTGACCATGAAGCCTATATGGTTGGGTGCGAGATAGACCAGTTGCCTGACTTGTTTAGACGCATACCTGATTCTGAAAAATGGTTCATTACTGCTGACAGTGCAAGGCCAGAAACTATTAGCTACATGCAACGGCATGGATTCCCAAAGATTAACAAGGCAATCAAAGGCGATAACTCTGTAGAAGAGGGCATTGAGTTCCTGAAATCGTTTGACATTGTAGTGCATCCAAGATGTACGCATACGATAGATGAACTCACGATGTACAGCTACGAAGTTGATCCGCTGACTAATGAGATATTGCCAAGACTGGCAGATAAAGACAATCACGTGATTGATGCGCTCAGATATGCATGTGAGGGCGCTAGAAGGTCAATAAGGAGTAAAGAATGGCAAAAGCCAATAAAACCGTCAATGTCTTACGTGGTGTAGAGCAGACAGAGATTCCAAGCGTGAGCCAAGACTTAGCTACCCGCATTTGGAACGGTCAAAGCCCTGATGTTCCAATTATCGAGCGCGTTTCTCGCATTGCCAATGCACTCAAAGACAAAGGTTTCGATCTTGATATTACATTGCCTCATGAAGATGCGGAGCGGTTGCTAAATGCTCACAGATAAAGACCTTGTAGCTATCATTACTGCGCACCGTGACGACAGTCTAGGTGTGGAGGATGGTGAGCTAACAAACGAACGCTCGGAAGCTCTTGACCGTTACCACGGCAGGCCATACGGCAACGAATTAGAGGGCCGTAGCGCAATCGTGTCTAAAGACTTGAGCGAGGCAATTGATTGGGCTATGCCTGCAATTATGCGCGTCTTTACGCAGTCAGGTTCTATTGCTGAGTTCGACCCTGTAAGCCCAGAGGATGAACAGCAAGCGGAGTTAGAGACTGAGTACACCAATCAGGTCATCATGAAGGATAACGCTGGCTGGTTGATTCTGCATGATGCGATCAAGGATACATTGCTGCTTAAGAACGGCTATGTGAAGCACTGGTGGGAAGAAACCGAAAAGATCGAGGAAGAAGAATATTCTGGTATGACCATTGGCGAAATTGACACGCTAATGAAGCAGCTAGAGCAAGATGGTGCAGAGATCGAGATTCTAGGCCAAGACGAAAAGCAGATTGAAACACCAATGGGCGTTGTTCCTGTTTTCGACTTAAAGATTAAGATCAAACGCAAGCGCGGCAAGGTAGTCATTGAGGCGGTTCCTAGCGAAGAAATTCGTGTTAGTCGTAAATGCCGCGGCTCATTGCAAGATTCGCCATTTGTTGAGCATGTCACGTTAAAGACTCGTTCTAGCCTAATCGAAATGGGCATGGACAAAGAGTTCGTAAACTCATTAGCGGCCTATGCTGACAACCGCAGAACATTCACGCAAGCATTGAGCCGTGATTCTGTTACTGACGAGTCTAACTCGCACACAAACACCGAAGTTCTCGATATGTCTATGGATATGATCGAGTATTGCGAGGCGTATATTCGCGTGGATTATGACGGTGACGGTATTGCAGAACTCCGCAGAATCGTAACGGTATCGAATCAGATTCCAGAAGGCGAAGAGTGGAACAAAGTCATTCCAGAAGTGGCGATTACTGGCTTTGTCGCAAAGCGTATTCCGCATCGCCATGTTGGTGAGAGTTTGTACGATGAATTAGGCGATTTAATGGAGATCAAAACGACTCTATTGCGCCAATTATTCGACAATATTTATCTCACAAATAACAATCAGTGGCTGGTCAATGAGCGCGTAAATATCAACGACTTTATCACCTCTTTGCCGGGCGGTATTAAGCGCGTAGAAGGTATTGATCCGGTAAATGGCTCAGTCGAACCAATCATGGCGCAGCCTATTGTTTCGCAAGTTTTGCCAGTGATTGACTATGTAGATGGCATCAAAGAATCACGCACAGGAATTAGCCGTGCTAGTACAGGTTTAGATCCTGATACGTTGAAGCAATCGACTAAGGGCGCGTTCTTGGAAAACATGAACCGTGCTTCTCAGAAAATCGAGATGATTACACGCATGATTGCCGAAACTGGCGTGAAAGAAATGGTCTTGCGTGTGCATTCCCTCTTGTTACGGTATCAGGATAAGCAGCGAATTATCCGCATGAAAGGTAAGTTTGTAGAGGTCAATCCTCGTGAGTGGCAAGAGCGCACAGACTTGACTGTGAAGGTTGGCTTAGGCACAGGCAATGAAGAAGATCGTCAGCGCAAACTAATGATGGTCGCAGAGTTGCAAGCTAATTTGCTAGGCACGCAAGGATTGGTGGCGGCTCCACAGGCTTTTGCTTTGTTCTCTGATATTGCTAAGACATTGGGATTTGACACGCCTGAGAAGTACGGCATGAGTCCACAGTCGCCAGAGTTCCAGCAGCGTCAACAGCAACAACAACAAGCTCCGAATCCGTTAATTCAGGTTGAGCAAATGAAGTTGCAAGCCAAACAGCAAGAGTCGCAAATGAAAATGCAAGCTGACCAACAGCAAGCACAAATGCAGGCACAGATTGAGCAACAAAAGGCACAGCAGCAACTCACACAAGAGCAAGTGCGCTCTCAGAATGATATTGCTATTGAGCGCGAGAAGATTGCGGCTCAGATGGAATTAGAGCGATACAAAGCACAGTTGCAAGCTGAAACGCAATTACGAATGAAAGCTATGGAATTAGGGATGGTCTATGACACCGGAAGCCCGCAAGTTTAGAGCGCAAGACGCAAAGCAACTGCTAGAGAATCCGATATTTGTCGAGGCTTTCAAGGCGGTTGGCGACTATCTGCAAAATCAAGCGATCTCATGCAATGCAGACGACAAAGACAAAACGCAGCGCATTATCATTAGTCAGCAGTTGTTAGCTGGATTGAAGCGCGAGATTACGCGAGTCGTCACAGATGGAAATATTGCAGAAGTACAAATGCAGGAAATAGAAAAGAAGAAAAAAATCTTTTCATTTCAGCGATAAGTTTCAAAACGGCTAGCACAGGCCGCAACGCAAACGTCGAGAGACGCTGCAATTCCCCGATGTGCGATGTGCGGGGGATTTAGACGAAGGTAACAAAATGGAACAAGGAAACCCTACCACTGAATCTAGTGGCGCAAGTACCTTGGAGAGATTGCAGAGCTATTTGACTGTCGAAGATAGCCCTAATGATGTTCAATCTTCCAAAGATCATGAAGAAGAGACAGACGCACCACAAGAAACGCCAGAAACTGAGCCAGTTGATGATACTGAGCCAAGTTACGAAACGCCTGAATACCAACTAACTGACATTGCGAAATTATTAGGAACGGATGAGTCAGCACTCGATGTTGATGAGTCTGGGAATGTTCTAGTAAAGACGAAGATTGACGGTCAAGAAGGTAAGGCCAAGTTCGCTGACTTGCTCAAGTCCTACCAACTACAGGGACACGTTGATAAGCAAGTGCGTGAAGCTGCGGAAGCACGCAAGGCCATAGAAGCACAGAGCCAAGCACTTCAACAGCAAATGGCAATACAAGTACAAATCACAGACAAGATTTCAGAGTTAAAAGCTATTGATCGAGAGTTAGCACAATACGCTAACGTCGATTGGAATGCGGCTTTTGATAATGATCCTACAAGCGCATTTAAGGCAGACAAATACGTTAGAGACCTGCAAGAGCAGCGAGCGCAAAAGCTCAATGAAGCAGTGCAGGCCGAAAACTACATTAGAAGCCAGCAAGACCAATTCAAACAAATGACATTGCAACGCGAGGCACAAGCCTTAGCAGAAGCTTTGCCTGAATGGTCTAGCAAAGATGTGCGAAGTAAAGAAGAGCAAATGATTCGTAATGATCTAGCTCAACGCGGCTTTAGTCGTGAAGAGGTGGATAGTTTAGCGGATCACAGATTACTTCTTTTGGCTCGTGAAGCGGCTTTGTATCGTCAATCACAATCGGGCAATGCAGTGACAGAAAAAACAGTCAGAGCAGCGCCAAAAATCATCCGATCCGGTAGTTCGCAGCCAACTAACCGCGCTACGAACAACATTAAAAATCTCAAGGCAGAAGTACGCAAAACAGGCTCACGTCAATCCGTGGCCAATTATTTGCTTGCTACTGGCAAAGTTTAAGGAGTTTAAATCATGGCATTACCATCAAACACACACACCACATTCGCCTCTATCGGTAATCGTGAGGATTTGTCTGACATTATCTACGACATTTCCCCAACTGAAACGCCGTTTTTGTCTGCAATCCCAAAGACAAAAGCAACAGGCACGAAGCACGAATGGCAAACACACACATTGACTGCTGCTAGCGGCACGAACTTCGTATTAGAAGGCGATGACGCTACAACAGACGCCGCTACTGTGACAACTCGTTTGTACAACTATCGCGCAATCTCTGACAAAGTAGCTCGCGTTACTGGTACAGAGGAAAAGATCGACAAGGCAGGCCGCGCATCTGAAATGGCTTTTCAGATGGAAGCACGCATGAAAGAATTGAAGCGTGACGTAGAAACTATCCTTTTGCAGAATAATGCTTCTGTAGCTGGTAACTCTACACTCGCTCCTGAGTGCGCAGGCTTACAAGCGTTTGTGAAAACAAACACAAGCATTGCTTCGGACGCTACTGCATCTGCCGGTAACGGTACAGACGAACATACAGACGGCACAGCACGCGCTTTGCAGGAGTCTTTTGTAGAGTCTGTCTTGGCATCTGCATGGACTAATGGCGGCTCTCCAACGCTCGGTATTTTGAACCAATTCCAAAAGCGCAAATTCGCGTCTTTCTCTGGTTCATCTACAAAAACAAGCGATGGTGATAAAACTAAAGTGGTGAACTCTGTGGATATTTACATCGATCCATTGGGCAACACTGTTCGTTTGATCCCATGCCGCCAGGTGCCTACAGACGTTGTGTTCTTCGTTGATCCTGAGTATGTCAAATTTGCTACATTGCGTGACTTCAAATCTCACGATTTGGCGAAAACTGGCGACTCTGATCGTAAGCAAATTCTCGTTGAATACACTCTGGAAGTTTGCAACGAAAAAGCACACGCTGGCATCTACGATTTGGCTACTTCTTAATTTTAAAGGGGGAGAAATCCCCCTAACATAGAAAGGAGCCAGATATGGCCTACAACATCATTCAGAACAACGACTCGATTCAAATCACAAATGACGTGACGCGAGTTGGCGCACCAAAACAACCAGCATCAGGAAGCGTTACTGCTAAGCATGAGCAATTTGGCCCATTGACGCAAACAACGCTGACACTTAACAACGTAGCTCAAACAGTCACCAACGGCACTGAGTACCAATCAACGCAGATCTATGATTTTCCGGCAGGTCGCTTGCTGGTTTTAGGCGTAACAGCAACGTTACAACAAAAGACCACAAGCGCAATTGCTAGCACGATCAATTCTGGCGTAACTGGTGCAATTTCCTTGGGTACTGCGGCTGCGTCTAATGTGTCGTTGACTTCCACAATGGTGGATTTGTTGCCTTCCACGGCTTTCACATCATCCACAACTATTAACGTGGCTGGCACGGCTGTTACGGCTGCATTGTCTGCATCTGCACACTTCGATGGCACATCAACTGCTAAAGATATGTACTTGAATACAGCGTATGCAACCACGACAGACGTCGACGGTAACGGTACTCAGACAATCAGCGGCACGATTGTTATCACTTGGATTAATTTAGGCGATTACTAATCAACTAGATGACTTTTTGAAAGGGGGCTTCGGCTCCCTTTTTTATTGGGGGATTTATGTCTAAAGATGTTCAAGTTTTATTCACAAGCACAGAGCGAACAGCGACAGATAGTCGTACGTTCTCAACAGAGTGCTGCGAAGGGCTGTTCTATATCAACGTTACAGCGGCCTCATTGACTCCGTCTGTGGTGTTCACCATCGCAGGCCTTGATCCTGTTGGCTCAACTGCTTACACAATTTTGGCTTCTGCTGCGATCACTGGCACAGGCTTAACTGTTTTACGTGTATCTCCGCAACTTACTGCGGCAGCAAACACCATTGCAAAGGACATGCTTCCTATGACAATGAAAGTAACAGCGACACACGCAGACACTGACCCAATTACATATTCTTTCTCATTTGTTGGGGTGGGTGAGTAATGGACGACTTAAAGATTACGTCTAGCTATGACGCTATCGAAGATAAGCTCATCATTAAGACTGAGTTTGACAACCGCGCTGTATTGCAAGAGAACCTTTTAGATCGAAATTTAACGCCTGAGTTTGGCAAGTACAAGGGCAACTTGGTGCATGTTGGACGCATCCATCCGGGTGACATCCAGCGCCTGAAAGACCAAGGTTACAACTTGCTCTCGCCTGACCCTGAAGAAGTGAACAGGGCGCTCTTATACATTCAATCGAATGAGAAAGCATTGCTCACTTTAAACGGAACTCACTTTGCGAAGAAGCGGGTGACGTGGCAATGAAAGTGGCGATTGTTGGGCTATCGACTACCACGCACCACCTTGCGCCTTGGGGTGATAAAGAGTGGGAAATATGGGGGTTGCCTTGGGATGACTTCGGGTGGTCTCAAATGACGCGGCTCTTTGAAATGCACGACTTGAGATTGCTTGAATCTGAACATTCAAAGCGTAACGAAGGCTATTTCAAACGGCTAGAAGATTGTCCCATCTTGTACATGCAAGAGGCTTACAAGAACGCGATTGCCTATCCATTTGACGATGTTGCTCAGTCAATCGGTCAAGCGTATTGGAACAGTTCAATAGCGTATGCAATGGCGCTAGCAATCCATGAAGGTGCAGAAGAAATATCAATCTACGGTGTTGATATGACTGGCGCTGATGAGTACGGATACCAACGCCCAAACATGGAATATTTAATAGGACTAGCACGAGGCAAAGGAATCAAAGTGACGATTCCTGATGAGTCTCCACTTTGCAAGTTTCAGGATCACGGCATCAAGTTTTATGACCATGTTCCAACATACAAAAATAGATATGGGTGGCTAGGATGATTACATCTTATTCAGATTTAAAAACATCAGTTGCTAGCTTTCTACATCGCACTGATTTAACAGACCTTATTCCAGAATTTATTGCTGATGCTGAGGCGCGGATTTATGACGAACTGCGCATTAGAGCAATGGAAACCGCTTTTTCGACTGCGATTAGCTCTGGAACTGTTTCTCTGCCAACTGGGTTTTTAGAGTGGAAATTCTTATACGTCAATACTGATCCAGTACGACAACTAGAGCGCAGAAGTGAAGAATGGATTTATAAAAATTATCCTGAGCGATCATCAAATGGCATTCCTATTTTTTTTGCTAGAGAAGGAAGTAGCTTAATTTTTGCGCCATATCCAGACGACACATACACGATCAAAGGCATTTATTACAAACGCCTAGATGCGCTCTCTGATTCTAATACTACGAACTGGCTAATACAAAACGCTCCCGATGTTCTCAGATATGGCGCTCTATGTGAAGCGGCTGTTTATATGGTGAACGATGAGCGCGTTCCACTGTGGGAGCAGAAATTCGCAGCAGCGAAAGAACGCCTAAGAAAATCAGATAAGCGCGAAATGTTCTCAGGTTCAACTTTAACAATGAGGTCTCAATAATGGGCTTAGAAACTGGTACGTACATCAGCGATTTGGTTATTACAAATCCGCTAGGCTCTGATGCAAAGAGTACAGCAGACGATCATTTACGACTGATTAAATCATGCTTGAAAACGACATTTCCTAATGTCACCAACGCGGTAACGATGACGCATGCAGAGTTAAACACTGTAACGTCTCGCGGTCTTATCGCTGGTCAAACGTGGACAGGTACGCATACATTCCCCGCGACTACTTACGGTGTAACGGCAACGCTTGGCGATAGTTCGCTAAAGTATGCGACCACTGAGTTTGTTGCTAATACTGCGTTCTCTTCTGCGTTACCTGCACAGCTAGGCAATAGCGGAAAACTGCTGACGACTAACGGCACAGCAGCAAGCTGGTCATCTGTAAAAACGGTCAATAGTCAATCAATACTAGGCTCTGGCGATATTCCTATCGGCATGACTTTGCTTGCAACGATCACGCCAACAGCAGCAGCAAACATTGACGCTCTGACGACTTTCTCAAGCTCTTACGATAACTATCTGATTATCGGAACAGGATTGAGTGTTGCGGCTGACGATACTTTCAGATTTAGATTTGCTGTTGCTGGTTCTGTTGATTCTGGCTCAAATTATTACACGGCAGATAGTTACATAGTAGCAGCTATTACAGCATCTAGTACTTCAGGAATTGTCGCATCAACGACCACCTCGGCAGGTATAGGAGCGAACTTTGCAATGCGCATCTATAACGCTAACGATGCAACACGATTGAAAACGGCATTTTCTGAGCATAACTCGCAAAGCGCAGCAACACCTGCTTACATTATTCGTGGAGCGGCAACGGTGTACACGGCTGCAAATGCTGTTTCAGGCATTCGATTTTTCCTTAATGGCGGCTCAAACTTTGGCGCAACAGGAAAGATTCGCATCTTTGGTTATCAAAATTCCTAATAGGTGAAAACATGACAGATAAAATTTGCTATTGGGATGCTAAAGCAGGCAAGCAAAAAGAGCGCGATGCAACACCAGAAGAACAGGCAGAGATTGACGCACGAAGAACCGCACCACCATCGAAGGCGTCAATCAATGACCCAATCATGACTGAGATTGCGCAATTGGATCTAAGGCGCATCAGACCATTGGCAGAGGGCGATTCCGCATACTTGGCAACGCTTAACGCTCAAATAGCAGCACTACGCGCAAAACTGGTGAAATAATGCCATTCGTAAATATCAATCAGGTAGGCGGTATCGGTGTAGTGCGTGACCTATCTACGCATGAATTACCGCCAAACGCTTGGACTGACGCGAAAAACGTTCGTTTCCTTGATGGTAACGCTGTGCAGTTCTACGGTCACGGTCAAGTTTACGGCACACCGTCAAACATACCGCAACACGTTCTAGCGGCTCAAATCTCTGGTGCTCGGTATTGGATTTACCTGACTGCGGCTAATGCTTATGCGGTTACGAACTCTGGCGGCTCTACGGTAACCACGAACATCACTCACGCGACTCCGCGAACTGGTGTTGTGAATCAGTGGACTAGTACGATGCTTTCAGGTATTCCAATTGTGAACGTTGGCGATACTTCTAAGGTTCCAATGTATTGGGACTTGAACTTAGCCAATAAGTTTGTGGATTTACCTGCTTGGCCTGCAAATACTTATTGCAAGTCTTTGCGCACGTATAAAAACTTCTTAGTCGCGCTGAACATCACAAAAGCGGGTGTTAATTACCCGTTTATGGTCAAGACTTCGCATCCTGCCGATCCGGGCTCTGTTCCTTCTTCATGGGATCACACAGACCAAACTAAGGACGCTGTTGAAACGGATATTGCAGAAGGTCAAGACCCTATCATTGACGGTATGCAGTTGCGCGACTCGTTCATGATCTACAAAGAATCATCTGTTTGGCGCATGGACTTCACTGGTGGCAATTATGTTTACAAGTTCTCAAAGGTTCTTGGTATTTCTGGCGCGTTGAATCGTAACTGTATCGTAGAAGTAGATGGTTTCCACGTAGTTCTTACGAATCAAGACGTGGTAGTACATGACGGACAGACTGCAACTAGCGTAATGGATAAGCAGACTAGGCGCGATCTATTCCAGAATATTGACGCGACAAGCTCAGACAAGTGTTTTGTATTTAAAAACCCATTCTTCAACGAGGTTTTCATTTGCTATCCGTCAGTAGGTCAGACTGTGTGCGATAAAGCAATGGTCTGGAATTACAAGGACAAAACGGTTTCATTCCGTGACGTTCCTAACCTTAACCATGCGAACTTTGGTGCGGTTGATAACTCGCTCAATTCAACGTTTGATTCTGA